TCAAGATGCTCGACGACGTCGCCGATCCCGAGTACCTGCTGACCGAGGAGACCGTGACGTCGGGCGCGCTGTCGCTTCTCAAGCGGCGCAGCAAGCTGAGCGTCACCGGCACGCAGGCGTACACGCTGGCCGATGGTCTCTACGTCGGGCAGGAGAAGGAGCTCGTGTGCACTGTGGCGGCCACGACGCCGGCGGGCACGCTCACGCCGACCAGCCTCGAGGGTTCGTTCGCGACGCTGCTGTTCGACGCCGTCGGCGAGGGCTGTGTCCTGCGCTGGGACGGCACCAACTGGGTGCCGATCGGACCCGTGACCGCCACGATGGCCTAGTCGCCAAAGGAGACCGCGATGACGTTGGATCAGGACAAACTCACCGCCTCGGCGAAGGGATTCCGGGCGCTCTTCTTCAACGAGCTGCGCCGCGATCCGGGCCTGTGGTCGCAGTTCGCGATGAACGTCCCGTGCGAAGGCCAGTCGAACGAGTACGACTGGCTCGGCGGACCGCCCTCCGTCGAGGAGTGGGCATCGGGCAACCGTCCCATGGGGAGCCTGAAGGCCTACAACTACGAGATCAACGACAAGATCTGGGCGAACGGTCTGCGTGTCAAGCGCAAGCACATCGAGGACGACAAGCTCGGCCTCTACGCCCCGGTGATCCGCATGATGGCCATGGACTTCGATCTCAAGAAGACCAAGCGCGTCTTCGCGGACCTGTTCCTCAGCGGGTTCGCCGGCACGATCCAGACCGCGTACGACGGCCAGTTCTTCTTCGACTCCGACCACCTCGACAACGAGGAGACGGCGCAGTCGAACAAGGCCACCGCCGCGCTGTCCGCTGCCGCGCTCGAGACCGCGCTCGAGACCATGATGCAGTACACCGACGACAGGGGAGAGAAGCTCGACGTCTTTCCGACCCACCTTGTCGTGCCGCCTCAGCTCCGCGCCACGGCGCTTCGGATCCTGGGCCGCGGGATCGTCGACGAGAACTCGGCCGGCGTCACGAACATCAACAACGGCGTCGTGCAGCTCATCGTCGCGCCCTGGCTCGCCGCGCAGGCGGCCTACTGGTTCCTCGTGGACCTATCGAAGATGCTCAAGCCGTTCATCTTCCAGCCGCGGATCCCGGTGGACTTCCAGGCGCTCATCAACCCCCAAGACCCGAACGTGTTCAACGCCGACCAGTACTACTACGGCGGCCGCGAGCGTTTCAACATCTCCTACGGCGCCTGGCAGCTGGCGTACGGTAGCGACGGGACCACGTAGTCCGAGGGGCAGCGACCATGCAAGAAGCCGTGATGACCGACATCCAAAAGCGCGAGGCGGCCCTCGTCAAGGCCGGCGTGCCGGCCGGGCTCGCCCGGGCCAGCGCCGAGCGCGGCATCGATCCCCGCAAGTACCGGACGCACGACAAGGGCACCACGCACCTGCGCATCCAGAGCGCGGCCGGTCGGCCGGTCGGCAAGTGCGGCCGGATCTTCTCGCACCTCGAGGCGTCGTACATCGCCGTCGCGGCCTTCAGCCCGGCCGAGATGCACGAGCTGCTCGGCGCGCACCTGCACGGGTACCTCTCGGTCGAGCAGGTCTCGCAAAGCGGAAAGGCGGTCACGCCGGTAGCGCCGCAGCGTCGGCCGGTCGCCCATGCGTCGAAGCTGCCGAAGCCGACGCTCGTCGAGCTGGCCGCCACGGCCGGCCTCGAGACGACCGCGAAGGGCAAGGGACGGCTCGTCGTCGAGGTGACCGCGGCCGCGGAGGCCGATGCGGCCTTCGCCGAGCTCGTCGCCGATGCCGTGGCCGCGGCGGCCAAGAAGGCCGACAAGGCGGAGGGCTAGCCGGGTGTGCCGTACTGCACGTCGACAGATATCCAGAACCACGTCGGGGCGGCGAAGCTCGTCGAGCTCGCGGACCTCGACGCGGACGGATCTACCGACGCTGCGGTGCTGACCGACGCGATCGCCGCGGCGGACGAGTTCATCAACTCATATGCCCAGCGGCGATACGCCGTGCCGTTTCTGACGGTGCCGCCGATCGTCAAGCGCTACTCCGTCGAGGAGGCGGTCTACCGGCTCCTGCTGGGCCGCAATGCCGTGAGCGACCAGGACGCCGCGCGCCGCGAGGAGCGCATCGCGTGGCTCGAGGACCTGAGCCGCGGCGTCGTCTCGGTCGGCGTCAACCCGGAGCCGGCGAAGTCGTCGGCGCACGTCCCCGAGGCCGTGGGCGATCGCGAGGAGCAGACGACGGCGATCGACGACGGCACCGTGATCACGCGGAAGGCGCTCGAGGGGTTCTGGTGATGGAGCCCACGTTCGAGCTCGACCTCGAGGACGTCCTCGACGGCTACGACGCGATGCGCGGCGCCGGCGCCGACCTCACTCCGGTCTGGCGCGAGGTCGAGGACCTCGCCAAGCACGACCAGGCGGCGATCGGTGCCACGCAGGAGGGCACCGACGGGCCCTGGCCCAAGCGCGCTCGCGCGCAGGGCCGGCGTCGCGCTCGCAAGCTGCTCGGCCGGCTGCCGACGTCGGTGCACATCAAGTACGACAAGCACCGCTTCCGCAAGGAGTCGAAGATCCCCTGGTCGGGCGCACACCAGGACGGCGCCACCGTCGGCCGCGGCGCTGTGCTCCCGAAGCGAGAGCACGTCTATTTCACGGACGAGTTCCTCGCCGAGACGATCGCCCGCATCGAGCAGCACATCGCGGGGGCCTTCTAGTGACCGCGATGCGCACGTTGGTCGAGGACGCCGCCGTCGCGGCGCTGGTGCCGTTGCTCGTCGAGGACCTGGGCGGCGCGGCGGGCGGGTACCTCAAGAAGGTCGCCGCCTACCAGGGGTCACTCAGCCCCCAGGAGAACGATCGGGACCTCGCCGAGCTGCTCCTGAACGGGACGCCCTGCATCGGCGTCACGACCGGAGACGGCGACTTTGGCGAGCACACCATGGGAGACCGCCCGCAGGCAACGCTCGGATTTCTGCTGCACCTACTGGTCGCGTCGGGCAATCAGCGGTCGGACGAGGCGAAGGCCCGCGGCGACGGCATCTCGAGCGACCCGGGCCTCTACCAGATCTCCGAGGACATCCGCGCGAAGTTGTGGCTCGACCTCGGTGTCGCCGGCGCCGGCATCACGCGCCCGCGCGCCGAGGTGCCCATCCTCCGGTCCGGCAAGCTCGCCCTGTGGCGGTACGACTACTCGATCGACACCGACGCCACCGCGGCCGACCCGGACGCCGGCGCGGTGACGCTGGACTCGTACGAGATCCAGGTCAACGAGCCGGACGAGACCGCCGCCAATCCGGTCCTCACGGCGCGGGGCACCATCAACCCGTAGGAGATCGCCATGAAGTCCACCACCATCGTCGTCAAGGCCGCCAACCCGGAGCATCCGGTGGCGCGGCACGACTTCGCGCGCCAGGTCGACCGGTCGTCGTCGAAGGCCAAGTGCGCCGCTCTCGGGATCGACCTCAAGGACGCGAAGGCGTGTCACCTGGTCTTCCGCGACATGATCTACGGCGACGCCGTCGAGGTCCCCAACATCAGCTACTACCGCCGGCGGATCCTGGCCGGCGACCTGGTCGAAGCGCCGCTCGAGGCCGGGAAGATCCGGACCCGGAAGGCGAAGGAGGAGTAGCCCGTGACGATCCTGCACTCGCTCACTGCCTCGACTCGTCGGCCGCTGCGGTCGGTCGAGTTCAACATCGCGGCCGCGCAGCGCGGTCTCGTGCCCCTCGACGCCAGGCTGCTCTGCATCGGCACGAAGTTGGCCGCCGGCACCGCCACCGCCGAGACGCCGACGGAGGTCTTCGACGAGGCCGACGCCGACGCCAAATTCGGCAAGAGTTCGGCCGTCGCGCTCATGCTCCGGTTCGCCATGAAGGCGGCGCGCGCGTACGGCAAGTCGCCCCGCTTCTTCGGCGCCGGCGTCGCGGAGCCGGGCGCCGGCGTCGCGAACGCGCAGACGATCACGATCACCGGGCCGGCGACGGCATCCGGCAACCTGCACCTGCGGATCGCGGGGCGAGACATCGTCGTCGGCATCGCCAACAGCGCGGTCCAGAACGACATCGCGGCCGACCTCGAGGGAGTGATCGACGAGAAGGTCGCCGAGCTGCCCGGTACCGCCGGCGTCGCGACCAACGTTGTGACCTTCACCCATGCCGCCAAGGGTGAAAACGGCGGAGACGTCCTGATCGAGGTGGTCTCCAAGCCCGCCGGCGTCGGCGTCACGATCGCGACCTCGGCGGCCGGCTCCGGTGTCATCGACATCACGGCGTCGCTCGACGCGGCCGAGGGGCAGGACTTCAAGTTCATCGCGATCGAGAACCACAAGTCGGCCGACATCACCGACCTGGCCACGCACCTGGCGTCGATGTGGGCGGCGACCACGAAGCGGTTCCGGTTCGCGTTCGTCGGCGGCCGTGCCAGCCTTGCGACCCAGCAGGCGCTGGCATCGGCGGCGGACGACTTCAAGGTCGTCCAGATCACCGCCGAGAACTTCCCGCTCTTGCCGGGCGAGATGGCGGCCGGTATCGCGGCGATTCGCGCCGGCGAGGACGACCCGGCGCTGCACATCAACGAGCTCGAGCTCGGCTGGTGCCCGCTGCCCCTGTCGGACGCCGACCTCCCGACCGACGCCGAGATCGAGTCCGCGATCGCCGGCGGGATGACCATCCTGACCGCGAACGCGGCGCGCACGAAGGCGATGACGTCGCGCGTCGTGACCACCAAGGTCACGCACGCGTCCGTGCCTTTCTACGCCCTGCTCGACGTCACGATCCCGCTTTCGATGGTGTACGCGGCCCAGCAGGTGGACATCGCCCAGGCGCTGGCCACCGCGCAGCAGCGGAACAAGAAGAAGACCCAGGGCACCAAGGACCGGGTCCGATCGGTCACGTACGCGAAGCTCAAGCAGATCGAGGAGCTGGAGATCATCCAGAACGTCGACGCCCACGCCGGCGAGCTCACGGTCGAGGACGACCCGGTCGTGGTCGAGCGCATCGTGACCGCCATCCCGACCTCGGTGGTCCCGATCCTCAACCAGATCGCCAACGTCATCAACCTCATCCAGGAATGATCGGTGCACTCGACATAGGGGACGTCCGGCGCCGGTACCGTGTCGGATCGCATTGCACGCAGGCGACTCTGACCGAGCAGCAAGTGATCGAGATCCGTAGCCGTTATGCTGCCGGCGCCGCTTCGCAGTCGTCCTTGGCGGCGGAGTATGGAATTCACCAGAACAGCGTGAGCCGTATCGTGCGCCGGGCTAGCTGGCGGCACGTTCCCTGAGGAGGCAACATCGATGGCCCGCACCCGCAGCAACGTCATCTACTTCGAGGTCGAGGGGCAGCCGCTGCAGGACGTGCGGCAGGTCAGCTTCGACGACAACCGCGAGGGCGCCGAAGAGCAGCCGACGATGAACCGCAGCGGGCGAGCGCTCGGCTACCGCAAAGGGCGCCTGCGCACCGAGGGCTCGATCACGACGCTCGTCTCCATCCCTCGCGAGTTCGACTGGCACGGCACGCTGCGCGCCGGGACGATCCTGCAGTGCAGCTACGAGGAGGAGGGCGGCGCCCGCTGGCAGATGCGCGACGTCCTGATCACCGGCGTCCGCAAGGGCGGCGAGATCGACGGCGAGACCACCGAGGAGATCACCTTCCGCTGCCTCGACCACCGCGAAGAGCCGTAGCGCGTGGCGGA